CGCAGCAGGCTTAGTTGTTGTTCCAGCGAACAATTCAACAGAAGCAGCTGGGTTTAAGAAGTCTGCACCCATAGCTAGACGGCCAAGAATCACGTCACCTTGGTATACAACTGATACGTCTCCACTTGTTACTTGAACCTGTGGGCCTACAGCTTCGACAACAGCAGCAGCTTCTCTCTGGAAGATTAGGCCACATGAGTTAGCGAAGTTAGAAGCTTGTCCGTAGTTGTTGTTAATACCAGAAACAGAAGCTCTACCGTCTTCTAAACCTACGTCAACAAAGTCACCAGTGTTGCCGGGGTTTGCAGTTGCAAGGTCAGTACCAGCTTGAGCACCAGAATCTGGAGCATACTTTGTACCATACTTGCTAAAGAATGGGATGTTCATTGACTTGAAGATCTGGATACCAGCGATCTCGATGATGCCATTACCAGACTGCAATGCGTCTCCTCTTTCGTTACGGTTGATTAAGCCGTTTGTCTCTATGTTCTGTATAAGCGCATAGTACTGTCTTGGGTTAAGAACAGCCACTCTGCCGTCGCCAGAAACTCCTTTCTCGTCAAGAGCCGCAGCAGCGTCATAGAAAGCGTTGATTAAGTGTCCTGAGTTGTACGCATCGTCTGCGTCAGATCCACCACCAACTTGGATTTGTGTTCCACCGGGCTCTGCAAAGTTAGTCATAGTAACAGGAGAAGCCTGTCTAGCACCCTTTGTTACGGCACGGAAGATTAATCTGTCATACTTCTCTGCGAGAGCATAACCGATCTTCTTGGAGATCTCTCCTCTCAAGTCATAGTGTGCAAGTGTTTCATCTAGCTCGTACACAAATGCTGAACTGATTAAGAGATCGTCGATTGTCACTGTCTTTTCAGCGACTGGAGGAGCCTTTTGGTCGTTACCTAAAATGCTCTGGCCGGGTACGTGGTACTCAGCTGTGGTGCGACCAGTATAGATGAACTGCATACTCTTACCTGATGTAAGTGTACGCTTCTGTACTAGGTCACGTGCGATGGTGTTTCTCTGGAAACCTTTGAACATCTCTCCACTAAATATTTTAAGGTAGAGTGCTCGTTGGTCAGAACCACCGTTTAAAGAA